CTGTTGATTACCATAGTGCTTATCACGTTATGGGAACTAAGTGGACATCTGCTACTGACAACCCAACTAACGCACAGTTAGCTAACGATAACAACTGGGGAATCACATACGATGCTGATTTAATTCCTATTGTTGAGCTAATCGTTAACTCACCACTTGATACTGGTACTAATCCTTAATATCATTAAATTGTGGTCATCAAGCCTCATCAATTATTGGTGGGGCTTTTTCTTTACGCTACAATAAAACTAAATTACTTTATCAATCGTGGCAGCTACCATAAATGCAACTGTAAAAGGAGAAAATGCTAATAGCTATGTCACATTGACAGAAGCTAATACTTATTTTGAAACCGTTCCAGATTCAAGCACTTGGACAAATAAAACAGACGATCAAAAGAATAGAGCATTAATATCTGCCACTAGATGGATTGATAGCTTCGTATTTTACGGAGATAGGTGCGATGACGGTCAGGCACTTAAGTTTCCTAGAAATAATTATCAAGTTGATGGTGTTGAACTAGCTTGTTCTACTATTCCATTGAATATTAAATATGCACAGTATGAATTAGCTAGAGCTTTAGCAAATGATACTGATGCTATCACAGGAACTACTGGTAAAGATGGCAATTTTTCTGAAGTACAGTTAGGAGATTTGCAAGTTAAATATAATACTGACAGTCAGGGAACAGGTTCTATAAATAATATTTTAGATGTTTACCCGTGGCTACAAAGTTATCTTGGAGCATATATGCTAGGTGGAACAGGAAGTTTTCAGATGAGGGTAGTTAGAGGATAATGGCAGGACAATTAGATAGTCTGTTTAAAAGTGTTGCTAAAAGTGTAGTTGCGACTTTTGGTGACTCTTTTGATTCCACTATTACTTATGTAAAAAAGGGAGTCTCTAGCTATAACGTAGAAACAGGAGAACAGATCACTATAGATACAACATACTCCGATATAAAAGTACCGATTGAATTTATAAAATCAGAAGAAGACGAAGGTAAAGAAATGAGAAGAGCAAAAATATATATTACTCCTGATTTAATAGGAGATAATCAAATAGATTTTGATGATGAAGTACAGTTTTCTTATGCAGGAAATACAGTAACAGGTCAGATATATGACATCGACACTAAAAAAGGCGGACAAGTCTATCTTTATACTATTTTGGTGCGGTTCTAATGGCTAAAAGAAGACCATTACAAAAAAGTGATCCAGTTGGTACTCTTGAAGATCAGTTAAATCAAGATTTTAATGATTTAATTAGAGATATTCATAAAAACTTATCAACTAAAAAACATAGTCCAGTTTATACAGGTTTTTTTGCTTCTAGCTGGAAAGTACAGACAATGGCTGTGAATGCTGTAGAAAAAGCAGAAGATCATCAACCCTGGAAAGGAATTAAAAGAATAGCATCAGAATATTTTTTTGAAAATAAACGCACTATGCCAGCCAATCAAGTTCCACATAAAATTGAAATGAGATACCCTGTAAAGAAAACATTTAACTTTAAAAAACCTGTTTTTATTGGAAATAGAGCTAAATATGCTGCTTATGCTTTAGAAAACCCTAAAGTCGCAACTTTTATTCAAGGCAGTTTAGGTAAACTCATAAAACAAAATATGAAAGAGAAAAAAGGTAAATTATTCATTGCATCTAGACGAATGGGTAAATTTGGATCATTCAAAGGTGGTCCAGGTTATTCTGAAATTAATCTCAAGGATTATCAATGACTTTAGTAAAAACAAGAGCAGCTTTTGAAAAAGCAGTAACAGATGCAGTAGCAGACGTAGATCCTACAATTACTATGGTCTATGACAATGTTACTTTTGTAGCTCCAGGAAAAACAAAGAAGTACATAATGATGATGATTAATTACACCCAATCTACTTTGCAAAATCAAGGAGCCTCTTCAGATTTTTACTCTGGTGTTATTCAATGCAATATTTACGTTCCAAAAAGTAAAGGTACAAGTCAATTATCTGAAATTGCTGAAGCTGTTATTGATGGTTTAACTTCTGTAAATGCTTCTGGATATACAGATACTTTTAGTGTTAAGCCTAGAGTACAAGATATAAATGGCCCAACTATGTTGGAAATAGAGGATAGAAGTCACTTTGTTGGAGTTATATCTTGTCAATTTTCTGCAAATGCGTAGTATAATAGAATAGCATTATATTATTTATGACAAGAGCAGTTGATCTTTTAAAGAACAAGTTTGGAGTTTCTCAACTTTACAAGCATGATGTAATTAAAGATGAAGAAGTAATTTTTTCCGTTTACTGGCACCCACTAACTATTGCAGAAAGAGAAGCGATACAGAAAAAAACTGGAACTGATGATAATGCTGATTATGCTTTACAAATGATGATTGAAAAAGCATTAGATAAAGAAGGTGCAAGGCTTTTTCAAGATGGAGATAAAGCATCACTCAGGAGAGAAATCGAAGCATCAATTCTTGAACAAATACAATTAGCAATGTTACAAGCTGGTGCTGATAAGGAGGTAAAAGAGGCTAAAGCCGACTTAAAAAGCGAATAAAGATTGGCATTTTTTATTCGGTCTTGCAAAGCAACTTCATAAAACTGTAGCTGAGTTATGTGAAACATTAACTCTTGAAGAAATGATTGCTTGGGCTGCTTTTGCAGAGTTGGAAGATGAAGAATATAAGAAACAACAAGAACTTGCACAACGAAGTAGTGCTTTAAAAGGTAGAAAGAGGTAAGATATAAGAAATGTTTTTTGTTTTTATAGCAAGTGGCTGATTATAGCGTTGATATTGCGGTTGCTGTAAAAGGCTCACGACAATTAAAAGAATTAAGAAAAGGAATATCACAAACATCTAGAGAACTTACCACTTTAAATAAACTTGCCAACAAACAAAGTAAAACTCTTCCAAATTCTTTTTTAACTTTAAACAAAGTACTAAAACAAGCTAAAACTAATTTTGATAAAGCAGCTATTGGCACGAAAGGGTATTTAACTTCAGCAAAACAGTTAATAGAAGTAGAAAAGCAATATAACAGGCAATTAGTACAAAGAAAAATGTTGCTCAAAGATTTAAGAGGAACAAGTTTAACAGATCAGGTTCGAGCAAACACAGCAGCAAGTCAAGCATCAAGAGAAGGTTCTGGATTTAGAGCTTTTAGTAGAAAATTTCAACCTGCTGTAGTTGATAAAGCTCAAGTAGCAATAGATAAGTCGATAGCAAGACACATGAAAAAGATTGAAAGACATACAGGAAAAACAGCACAAATTTTACAACAACAACAAACTGCTGCTGGTTTTCAATCTATGACTCCTGGTGCTGGTGGTCCAAATATGTTTAATAGAATGGGATTTGGTAAAAATGCAAATCCAGCAGGACCATTTGCTATGCCTGGAGGTCGTATGGGCAGGTTGAAAGGTGCTGTTGGTAGTGGAATGATTGGTGGTGGTTTTCCACTTCTCTTTGGAGGAAGTATGCTTCAAGCAGGAGGAGGATTAGCTGCTGGTGCTATCGGTGGAGCATTAGCACCTGGAGGAGGTTTTGCTGCTTCTATCCTTGCGACTGCTGCAATTTCTAAATATGAAGAAGTAACTAAATTCAGGAAAGAAGTTAGAAATTTAAACTTAGAGATGGCAGATATGGGTATTAAGTCTGATATTTCTAGGAAAAGAATAAAAGAGTTAAAAAAAGAATTTGATATTACTTACGATGAAGCATTAAAACTTGCATCACAATTTAAAAGTTTAGGTGGAGAGATGGAAAGAGGAATTACAGCAACATTTGGAGAGCAAGGATTTGGAATATTTAATACATTATCAGGTCTTAGAGATACTGAATCTGTTCTGGAAAAAATTTCAGAATTAAGTTCAGAAATTTCAGAAGAAAATCGTAGACAATTACTACAGACAATCGCAACTGAAGGCTCATTAGAAGGACAGTTTCAACTGCAAAAAATGTTAATAGATAAAAGAAAAAATGAATATGTTAGAGAACAAATGGCTAAACGATATAATTCTGAATTTGTTGGACCTTTAGGAGTAAATGCAGAATCAGCAATGGCAGCAAGAGGGTTATTAAAAAAAGAGGCAGAAGCAAGGTTAGCTCTTGAAAAAGAAATATCAAAAGAATTTATTAAACAAAATCAAGCAACAATAAATAACTTAGAAAATGCAATAAAAATAAATGAACAGTTAAAATTTTTAATTGAATTTAGAGCACCTACTGATGAATTAAGAGAAATGCTTACGCCTATGCGTCAAATAATAGATGCAAGTAAAGCAATAAGAACAGGTTTTGAAACTTCATTTGCAGGAATTGTAAAAGGAACAATGACAGTTAGTGATGCGTTTAGAAATATGTTAAATCGAATTGCAGATCATTTTATTGATACTGCTGCAAGAATGGCTGCTGTTCAAATACAAAGAGGATTCTTAGGATTATTTAGTAATATGTTTAATTTTAATTTACCTGTAAACAGTACAAGTGGTGTGGATTTAGATGCACTAGATTTCTATTCTTCCACAAGTTCAAGTGTTACTATGAGTGATTTTACAAATAGAGCGAATGGTGGTCCAGTGACAGGAGGTAAACCTTATATCGTAGGAGAACGTGGTCCAGAGTTATTTAGCCCAGGTGTTTCTGGAACGATTACACCAAATCATGCTCTTAGTGGTTCAACAACTGTAGTAGTAAATGTAGATGCTTCTGGCTCTTCAGTTCAAGGTGATGAAGATAACAGTAGAGAACTTGGCCGACTTATTTCAGTTGCAGTACAATCTGAATTAATACAGCAGAAAAGACCAGGAGGATTACTTGCATAATGGCTACGTTTCCCTCAATAAAACCTAAATATGGCCAACAAAAGAGATCCGCACCAAATACTAGAACTGTTCGTTTTGCTGATGGCTATGAGCATAGACTTTTATTTGGTTTAGCACAGCATCAAAATCCAAAAGTTTTTAACCTTACTTTTGAAGTTTCAGAAACAGACGCAGATACAATAGAAACATTTCTAGATGCCAGAGCAAATGATAGTGATAGCTTTACTTTTACTCCTCCAGGAGAAAGTTCATCTTCTGAATTTGTTTGCGAAGCATGGAGTAAATCAATACCTTATAACAACAGAGCTACTATTCAAGCCACTTTTAGACAAGTATTTGAACCAGCATCATAATGTCAGTAAACTCAGCAGTATTTAGTAATTTACAATCTATCAATCCATCAGCGATTATTGAACTATTTACTCTTCAATTATCAACAGCATTACATGGTGCGAACACAATTTATAGGTTTCATGCTGGTAGCAATCTCAATGCAAATGGACAGATAGTATGGGCTGGTAATTCTTATCTTAGATTTCCTATACAGGCGACAGGTTTTGCTTTTCAAAAAGGGCAGTTACCTAGACCAAAAATAACCATCAGTAATGCGACAGGATTAATTTCATCAATACTTTTAACTGTAAATGAAACAACAGTTGGTAATGATCTTACAGGAGCTACAGTAACAAGAATAAGAACATTAGCTAAATTTATTGATGCTGTTAATTTTGAAGATGGAACAAATGCAACAGCAGATAATACCGCAGAGTTTCCCCAAGAAATTTATGTAGTAGATCGTAAAGCAACAGAAACTAGAGAAGTTGTTGAATTTGAACTTGCTGCACCAACAGATCTTGCTGGAGTTCGAATCCCAGGTCGTCAATGTACTCGCTCAGTGTTTCCTTCTATTGGTACGTTTATTCAATGACTTGGAAATATAAAGCACTGCTCCATGCTCAACGTGAAGATCCAAAAGAATCTTGTGGTCTGCTTTTAAATATAAAAGGTAAAGAAAGGTACTATCCTTGTCGAAATCTTTCAATGACAGAACATCAATGTTTTATTATTGACCCAGAGGATTATGTAAAAGCAGATAATACAGGCGAAATAGTTGGAGTAGTTCACAGTCACCCTATCACTCCACCTACTCCTAGTCAGGCAGATAAAATTAGCTGCGAAGATAGTAATTTACCCTGGTATATTGTTAATCCTAAAACAGAGCAATGGGCATATCTAGAACCATGTGGATATAAACCACCTTTATTAGGTCGTCAATGGGTTTGGGGTATAACTGATTGTTGGAGTTTAGTAAGAGATTGGTACAAAGAAGAAAGAAATATTGAACTTAGAGATTGGGAAAGACCTACAACATTAGAAGAATTTAATGATAAACCTTTGTTTGAAGACTGTGCTTGGAGAACAAATTTCAGAGAACTTAGACCAGAAGAGAAATTACAAGATGGAGATGTATTACTTATGAGCATTTTGCACCCAACTTTAAATCATGTAGCATTATTTTTTGAAGGAGATGTTATTCATCATTTAACCGATAGACTATCTTGTAGAGAGCCTTACTCTGAATGGCTGCTAAAATGTACAGGAAAGAGGTATCGTTATGCTTCGTAAAGTAAAATTATATGGACAATTAGCAGAATTTGTCGGACATAAAGAGTTTGAGGTGAAAGTCGATAATGTAGCTCAAGCTGTTAGTTTTTTAATTCATAACTTTCCAGGGTTAGAAACATACATGAGTCCAAAATATTATCAAGTAAAAGTAGGTGATGATGATATTGATAAAGATGAATTAAATTATCCTGTTGGTCAACAAGATATTCATTTTATTCCAGTTATAGCTGGTGCTGGTAGAGGTTTTGGAAAAGTATTAATAGGAGCACTTTTAATAACGGGAGCAATAATGTCTGGTGGAGGATTTACAGCTTTCTTTGCTCAAGAAGGTTTTAAACTAGGCTTTTTTGGAAATTTAGCAATGAATATTGGAGTTGGTTTGACGTTAATGGGTGTAAGTGAAATGCTTTTTCCAATACCAGAACCTCAAAAATTTAATTCTGAAGAAGATCCACAATTATCTTTTAACTTTAGTGGAGTACAAAATACATCAAGAGCAGGTACTCCCGTTCCAATAGTTTATGGTGAAATAATTACAGGAAGTGTTGTAATAAGTGCAGCGATTGACACTAATCAGGTAGAAGCATGACAGACGAAACTAAACTTATCAGAGGATCTGGAGGTCCACCAAAACCACCCCCACCTCCTTATCGTGCTCCTGATACTTTACATAGTAGAAGTTTTGCTACTGTTCAAGATTTAATATCTGAAGGTGAAATTGAAGGTTTTGCTAGTGCGTCAAAAGAAGGACTTACAAAAGGTACAACTGCATACGATAACGCAAGTTTAAAAGATGTTTTTCTTGATGACACTCCAATACTTAATTCAACAGCTACAAGTGCTAGTCCTGCTGATACCGACTTTAACTTTCAAGATGTAACGTTTAAATCTAAGTTTGGAACGTCAAACCAAACAGCAATGAGTGGTATTCCTGCTGAGAGCAGATCACCTACTGCTGTTGCAGTTACAGTAACCACTTCTGCTCCTGTTACCAGACAAGTTACTAATACAGATGTAGATGCAATTATTGTTACTTTAACTTGGCCTCAAATACAGGTAGCTGAAGATGATGGAGATATTAGAGGAGATACTGTCGAATATAAAATACAGGTTCAATATAATTCTGGTGGATACACCGATGTTATAAGTAGTTCTGTTAGTGGTAGAACAGCAGATGCCTACGCTAGAGATCACAGAATAAATGTCACGGGTGCTTTTCCTGTAGATGTAAGAGTAGTTCGAGTTACAGCAGATAGTACAGATTCAGCAAGAGTAAATGCTTTTCAATTTACTAGCCTTCAAGAAGTTATAGATAACAGTTCTACTTATGCTAACAGTGCTTATGTTGCTCTTCGTTTAGATAGTAAACAATTCAATCGTATTCCTACAAGAAAATATCGTATTAGAGGTGTAAAAGTAAGGATACCAGGTGCAGGGGCATCTAGTTCTGGTACTCCGAGTGTGGACAATGCTACAGGCAGGATAGTGTACCCAGATGGATATATTTTCAATGGAGTTATGGGTGCTGCTGTTTATACAAACTGCCCTGCGATGTGCTTGCTAGATTTGCTCACAAACACTAGGTATGGTCTAGGAAATCATGTTACTGATAGTAATTTGGATTTATTTAGTTTTGTAGCAGCCAGTAAATATGCAAATGAAGAGGTAGATGATGGAACAGGGTCAGGTGCAAAAGAAGCTAGATTCAGTTGTAATGTAAATATTCAGAGTCCTAAAGAAGCATTTGCAGCAATAAATGATTTGGCTGGTGTTATGAGATGTATGCCAATATGGTCTGCTGGAGGAATAACTTTATCTCAGGATAAACCAACAACAGCAAGCTATCTGTTTAATTTAGCCAATGTAGGTGAAGGTGGTTTTGCTTACTCAGGTAGCAGCTTGAAAACCAGACATAGCGTTGTTTCTGTCAGCTATTTCAATATGGACTCTAAGGAAGTGGATTTTGAGGTTGTGGAAGATAGCACCGCTATAAGTAAGCTAGGAGTTATTACGAAACAAGTAAAAGCATTTGCGTGCACTTCCCGTAATCAGGCTGCAAGATTGGGTCGTGCAATCCTTTTTGCTGAACAAAATGAAAGTGAAACTGTTAATTTTACAGCTTCAATAGATGCAGGAATTGTTGTTAGACCTGGTTCTGTTATTGAAATAAACGATCCAGTGAGGGCAGGAGCTAGAAGAGGTGGTCGTGTTGTATCTGCAACAACTACAACTATTACTATTGATGCTTTAGAACAAACAGGCTTACCAGCACTAAATGATAATCCAACCATCAGTGTAATTTTAGCTGATGGGTCAGTTGAATCTAAAAGTATATCTGATATTACAGGAGCAGTTTTAACAGTAAGTTCTGCTTTTTCTTCTGCACCAAACGTAAATGCACCTTATCTAATATCTAGTACTACACTACAGACTCAGTTATTTAGAGTCATTCAAGTTGAAGAGCAAGATGATATTAATTATGTAATTTCTGCATTGTCTTATGTAGAAGGTAAATATGCGTTTATCGAAGATGGAACTGCTTTACCTACAAGAACAATATCAGTATTAAACGCTCCTGCATCTCCTCCAAGTAACTTAACAGTCACAGAGCAGACAGTGGTTATAAATAGTATTGCTAGAAGTAAACTTATTGTTGATTGGCAACCTGTTCAAGGTGTAACTCAATACTTAGTTAATTACAAATTAGAAAACGGCAACTATGTTTCTCAGGTTGTATTTAGTAGTGATTTTGAAATCTTAGATACTGTAAAAGGAGTATATACAATTCAAGTATTTTCTTACAATGCAGGATTAACTCTATCATCTCAGTTTACAGAGACAACATTTACTGCTCAAGGTAAGACTGCATTACCAGAAAATGTATCTGGCCTTACTATTGAACCTATTAATGAACAGTTTGTAAGATTAAGATTTACACAAGCAACTGCTATTGATGTTCTTCATGGTGGTCGAGTTTATATAAGGCACTCTAATCAAACTGGAACCAATGCTACGTTCCAATCTGCCCAAGATGTAATTGAAGCTGTAGCTGGTAACTCAACAGAAAGTATTGTTCCTGCACTCGTTGGAACTTACTTATTAAAGTTTCAAGATGATGGTGGTAGATTTAGTGCTACAGAAGCAAAAGTAGAGCTATCTTTAGTTGATATTTTAGATTCTATTACAGTTAAAACTGACAGAGAAGATACAGATGGAACACCATATAACGGAACTAAATCAAATGTTACTTACGATTCAACTCTTGGTGGATTAAAACTTACAGATCCATCAGCAAATGCTACTGGTACTTATGATTTTGTAGATACTCTTGATCTTGGTGGTACATTCTCACTTGTTTTAAAAAGACATTTTCAAGGAGAAGGTTTTTATGTGGGAGATGCCTTTGATAATAGGACAGACAATATAGATACTTGGACAGATTTTGATGGCACAGTTGCAAATGAAGCCAATGCAAAAATAGCTGTCCGAACTACAACTGATAATCCTAGTAGCTCACCTACTTACTCATCGTTTAACGATTTTGCTAATGGAACATTTAAAGGTAGAGGGTTTCAATTTAGGATTACATTAAATACAGCAGATACAGCACAGAATATGAATTTACAACAAGCAGGATATACAGCAACAATGCCATCAAGAACTGAACAATCATCTGTTATAGCTTCTGGAGCAGGAGCAAAAGCGGTTACATTTACAGCACCATTTTTCGTTGGAACTTCTGGATTAGGCAACCTTAATAGTTTCTTACCTTCTGTTAATATTTCTCCACAAAACATGGCAACTGGTGATTATTTTGAACTTAGTAGTATATCTGGAACTGGCTTTACAGTTCACTTCAAGAACTCAAGTAATGCTAGTATTGATAGGAACTTTACCTACAGTGCTGTTGGTTTCGGCAAAGGAGGTTAACATGGAGAAAAATAGTATTTAATTGTGGCTGACGTAACTAATTACACTATTGAAAATGCCTCTGGAGCGAATGTAAGGACTGATCTTAATAATGTTTTTGCTGCGATCCAATCAAGTAATTCAAAGTCATCTGACTTAGCTTCAAGTCAATGTGTAGCTGGTATGCCATTTTTAAATACCACTACAAATATTTTAAAAATAAGAAACTCTAGTAATGGTGCTTTTACTGAAATAGGAAATATAGACCAAGCTAATTTAGGTTTATTGTCTAAGGCTGGCGGTACTATGACAGGTGCTTTTCTTGCTGATGACGCTGGAACTGCCTCTGCTCCTGCAATAAGTTTTGATACAGATACAGATTTAGGATTATTTAGAAAATCTGCAAATGTAATGGGATTTTCTTCTAGCGGAACAGAAAGATTAATAATGGATTCGAGTGGTCTGACTTTACAGGCTCAAAGTGATTTACGTTTTGCTGATGCTGATAGTAGTAATTATGTAGGTTTTCAAGCACCAGCCACAGTTTCTTCTAATGTTGTATGGACTTTACCTGCTACTGATGCTTCTGTTTCTGGCTATGCTCTCGTATCTGACGCATCTGGAACGCTTAGTTGGGCTGCTGCTGGTGCAGGTGCTCAAGGTGCTGGAGGTGACAATATCTTCTGGGAAAATGACCAAACAGTTACGCAGAGTTATACTATTACTAATGGACAAAATGCTGGCAGCTTTGGTCCTATTACTATACAATCAGGGGTAACAGTTACAGTTGGTGCTGGTGAAACCTGGACAGTCGTTTAATCTATGAGCACACTTAAAGTCAACAAGATAATTCCAACTGCTGGAGTACCGACAGGTGGTGGAGGAGGAATTATTCAAGTAGTACAAACAGTTAAAACAAGTCAATTTGTTTCTACTTCAGAAGATACGTGGGTTGCTATAACTGGACTTACTGCAAATATAACTCCAACTTCTACCTCAAGTAAAATAATGATACACGTAATGCTTGGTACGCAAGGAGCGTATGAAGATGACTATGGGCAATTTTTTAGAATTTATAGAGGAGGTGCTAATATTAGTGGTTCTATTGGCGATGCTAACGGAGGTCAAACTAGATGTCTTGGTGCAAGTCGTAACTCTAGAAACCCAGAATATCAAGGATTATTTATGAATTATCTAGATTCTCCAGCATCAACAAGTCAACAAACTTATGCACTTTATGGTCTGTTAGAGGATAATGGCAGCAGATTAGTTATTAATTCAAGTGGTCAATATACAACAACAACTAATGATGATGTTCCAACGGCTGCTTCAACTATGACACTTTATGAGGTATCGGCATGACTTACGATATAGAAGCAATTATTAGAGCTTACTCTGAAACAGTTGCTTGTGTTGATGGTGACGAAGGAGCTTTTGATAAAGATGGTAATAAAATATCTTTAGATCAAACAAAAATAGATGCTGCAAGAGTTCAAATAGATAAAGAATATACAGAAACTCAATACATAAGAAACAGAACGAGAAAAGGAACTACAAAATATGCAAAAGTTGAAGATCAGTTAGCAATGTTGTATGACGATATGCTTGCTGGTAAATTAGACTCAACAGGTGCATTTTTTGCTCATAACAAAGCTGTTAAAGATGCAAACCCGAAATCTTGAGGTGTCAGCATGATTACTTCCATGTATAATTTAATTAAAACCTGATTATGGCCTTAGATCACGAAGCAATTTATAAAGCATATTCCGGAACGGTAGTTTCTATTGATGATAGTGCTGGTGCTTTTGACGCAAGCGGTAATTCTGTAAGCTTAGATCAAACTAAAATAGACGCTGCAAGAACTACTTTAGATGCTGAAGCTGCTGCTGTTAAGTACAAGACAGATAGAACAACTAATGGTTCGACCACCTATGGTTCTATAGGAGATCAGTTAGATATGTTATACAAGGATATAGTTACTGGAACGCTTACAACATCTGGTACGTTGGCAACTCATATCAAAGCTGTAAAAGACGCTAATCCAAAGCCATGAGTACATTAAAAGTTAACAAAATTGTAAATCTTTCTGATAGCAGTGATGTTACAAATCTAGGTAGTTTTGTAAAACTACAAACAACAGATGCAAGCAGTTCTTCAATTATTAGTTTCACTAATTCAATTACAGATGCTTTTGATACCTATGAACAGTATTTAATTGTTTTCAATAAATTAAGATTTTCTAGTGATGGCATTACTTTGCGTATGCGAATAATTAATAGTAGTGGTGAATTTTCAAGTAATGAATATTCAACAAGAGTGCTTGATTCGGGTGGTGACGGAAATCATACAGGTGCAAGTTCCTATAGATTTAATCAAGAGAATATGGGAAACAATAGTAGTGGTTCATTAGTTTATGAAGATTGCTCTGGTTATCTTTATATGACTAATTTTTCAAATAATTTTAGGCATCAAATTCATGGTGTAGTTTCTTTTGGCGATACAAGTTCTGGCAAAAGATTTAACCCTTTTGGTGGTGGAGTTAATGAGAATACTGCGACCACTGGGGTTAATATTTTTGCTGATACTGGAAATATAAATAGTGGTAAATTTACACTTTATGGAGTAAAACAATGACACGATACCGCAATATTAATGGTGAAAATGTACCTTTTACCGCAGAAGAAGAAACAGCCAGAGACACAGAAGAAGCAAATGTACTTGCTGAAAAAACTGCTAATAAATATAAAAGCGATAGAACAACATTTGGTGTAAAAACTTATCCACAAATTTCAGAACAATTAGATCAATTATTTCGTGATGTAGCTGCTGGCAAGTTTGGTGCAGACGCACAAACAGGCGAATGGTACACTGCGATTAAAGAAGTAAAAGACACTAATCCAAAGCCTAGTTAATTATGAGTCAACTTAAAGTCAATTCAATCGTTCCTGTCGGTGGTCTGCCAAGTGGTGCTAATGGTGGAATAATACAGGTCGTTCAGACAGTAAAAACAGATACCGCATCATCAACAGCAGATAGTTTTACAAATATAGGTCCGACAGTAGCGATCACACCTTCATCTAACTCTAATAAAGTATTAGTTAGATTTACAATGGTTGGTTTTGGCAGTAATGATAATTGGGCACATTTTTTTAGATTAGCTAGAGGAGGTACAGCAATAGGTGTTGGAGCTACTGATTCAAATAGAACTTTAGCAAGTACAGTAATTGATACTTATGGTGGTGGTAGTATTGCATACGTCCAAACGTCTTTTGAATTTTTAGATTCACCAGCTACTACTTCTGCAACAACTTACAGTATTCAGCACAAAAGGGCAGGATCAAGTGCTGGCACGTTTTACTTGGGTAGAAACGATAATAGTAGTGATGATGCTAGTCAAGCTAGATTTCCTACAATCATTACAGCAATGGAAGTAACTGTATAATGGCAATAATTCCAGGAAAGAAAAACTTTACTGTTGATAGAAGAGCAGATTTTCCAATTAGGCTGACATTTAAAGATTCTACTGGATCGGCTATAGATTTAACTGGATATACTGTAGCTGCACAAGTTTATGATGAATCACGTTCTACAAAATATGCAGATTGGACAGTTGCTTATACTAATAGATCAAGTGGAATAATAGATATTTCCTTGTCGGATACTGACACAGCAACTTTTACTCCAAGTATTTTGTTTTATGACGTATTATTAACAGAACCTGGTGGTAGCAAAAACTATTATTTAGAGGGTAAACTATTTATAAGTGAGGGTTACACAGCATGAGCAGTCCTAATTCCATAACTGTTAGTCAGGTTTCTGATGTAACTACAGTTGAGATCACAACACAAGGTCCACAAGGTCCATCAGGATCTATTAGTGGTCTAACTTTTGACGTTTCTGCAAAAGTTGATGGATCAATACTGTATTATGACTCCACATCTGGTAACTTTAAGGCAGATACCACAACAACTAAACTTACACTCGTAGATGGAGGTAACTTCTAATGGCTAACACGATAAGAATAAAAAGATCTACTGGATCGTCAAACCCAACGTCATTAGAAAATGCTGAAGTTGCTTTTAGAGAAGGCGATGAAGTTTTAGTCTACGGTACAGGCACAGGAGGATCTGGAGGTTCAGCAACAAGTATTATTTCTATTGGTGGTAAGGGAGCATTTTTTGATAAAGCAACAGTAAGGGGAGCTAATTTAGTATTATCAGGACCAACAACAGGTAGTGACGCTGCTCCTACATTTAGATCACTTGTTGTCGCAGATATTCCAACGCTAACAGCATCGAAGATTAGTGATTTCGATACACAAGTTAGAACAAACAGACTTGATCAACTTGCATCTGCAACAAGTACTGTTTCTGGAGTTACACCCACAGCCGATGCTCATTTTGCAACCAAAGGATATGTTGATTCTGTTAGTGAAGGTTTAGATGTCAAAGGAAGTTGTGTTGCAGCTACAACAGCAAACATCACTATTGCAACTGCTCTTAATAGTGGCGATTCAATAGATGGAGTAACTCTTGCAAATGGAGACAGAGTTCTTGTTAAAGATCAGAGCACAGCCACACAAAATGGTATCTATGTTGTAGGAGACACACCAGCTAGGGCTGATGACTTAGCTACAGGTGCTGATGCTGCTGGTGCGTTTTCTTTTGTAGAACAAGGATCAACTAATGCTGATATTGGTTTTGTTTGTACTTCAAACAAAGGCTCTGCTGTTGTAGGAACAAATAATTTATCATTCAGTACTTTTTCTTCAAGTGGAAACGTAACTGCTGGAGATGGGTTAGATAAATCTGGTAATGAATTGAGTGTTGATCTTAAAGCAAATGGTGGTTTAGTCATTGAATCAACTGAATTAGCTGTTGATTTAGCTGCTAGTTCTATAACAGGAACACTTGCTATTGGCGATGGTGGAACGGGTGCTACAAGTGCATCTGCTGCACGCACAGCCCTCGGATTAGCTATCGGCACAAATGTTGTTGCTTATGCGGCTGATCTGAACACTCTTAGCAGTTGTCAGTCTGGGGGTGCTGCTGCTTTAGCTGCTTTAACTTCTACAGAGATAGGAATTTTAGACGGAGCAACTGTAAGTACTTCTGAATTGAACATCATTGATGGTGATACTGCTGCAACATCTACTACTTTGGCAGCAGCAGATCGTCTAGTAATGAACGATGCAGGAACAATGAAACAAGTTGCATTATCTGATCTAGTTACATTTTTAGAAGATGAAAGTGCCTCTAGTTTTGATATAGATGGAGGAACATACTAAATTTAACCATCGGGAGGTCGAACAATGGCGAACACAATTAAATTAAAAAGAGCAAGCGGTAGTGATCCTGGAAATAGTGATCTTTCTGTTGGTGAATTAGCCATACGAACCAGTAATTGTAAATTATTCAGTAAAAATGATGGAGGATCTGCTGTTGGTATAGTCGCTGGATCGGCTGATACTTTAACTACAGCAAGGACAATAGCTGGAGTCAGTTTCGATGGATCGGCAAACATATCACTCAATAACAATGCAATAACAAATGGTGCAGGGTATATAACGGCAACTTTAACCCAAGAGCAAGTAGAAGATTATGTAGGTGGCATGGTTACTGGTAATACTGAAACAGGTATTACTGTCACTTATGATGACTCAGATGGAACACTAGATTTTGTAGTTGCTTCACAAACTGAAAATGATTTTACAACTACTCTAAAAAATAAACTTGATGGAATTGCTGCTAGTGCTATCGCAAATGTTGTTGAAGATACTTCTCCTCAACTTGGAGGCGATTTAGATGTTCAATCAAGCAAGATAACCACAGCAACCAGTAATGGAAATATAAAAATAGAACCAGATGGCACAGGGGTTGTTGAAGTCAGAGGTGCTGGAGGCAATGATGGTAAATTACAACTAAACTGTTCTGCACAAAGTCATGGAATAAAATTAGCTTCTCCTGCTCATAGTGCAGGGCAGTCTTATACATTAATTTTCCCAGATAATCAGATCGCTGCTGATAAATATTTAAAGATAAAAAGTATTTCTGGATCGGGTTCGACTGCGATAGGTCAAGCGGAATATGCTTCACTAGATGCAAATGATTTAGGAGAAGGCACTGTCCCTGATGCAAGATTTCCGTCTACTTTACCAGCACTTAACGGATCAGCACTTACAGATTTAAATGGAAGTAATATTGCTTCTGGAACGATTGCAGCAGCTAGAGTAGCAACTTTAAATCAAGATACAACTGGATCTGCTGCGACATTGACAACTGCAAGAACTATTGGTGGTGTAAGTTTTGATGGATCAGCCAATATAAATCTTCCAGGTGTTAATACCTCTGGTAATCAAGACACATCGGGAAACGCTGCTACAGCTACAGCTTTGGAAACTGCTAGGACTATTGCAGGAGTTTCATTTGATGGTACGGCTAATATTTCTTTAAATAATAATGCGATTACTAACGGTGCTGGTTATATAACCGCAACTCTAACCAATGAGCAAGTTCAAGATATTGTCGGAGGTATGCTTACAGGTAATACCGAGACAGGGATAACAGTAACATACCAAGATGGCGATGGTACTATAGATTTTGTTGTTGGCACGTTGAATCAGGACACTACAGGGAATGCTGCGACTGCAACGGCTCTTGAAACTGCACGAAATATTGGTGGAGTATCGTTTGATGGAACAGCAAATATAAATTTACCTGGTGTAAACACTTCTGGGAATCAAGATACTTCTGGAACTGCTGCTATCGCAACAACTGTAACTGTAGCTGACGAATCTTCTGATACTACCTGTTTCCCTTTGTTTGCCACTGCTGCAACTGGTAACTTAGCTCCTAAAAGTGGATCAAACTTAGCATTCAATTCATCAAATGGCACGTTAACTGCAACTGCATTTTCTGGTGATGGATCTGCACTAACAGGAATATCGGCTGGAGCTACAGGTGGTGGATCTGATGAAATATTTTACGAAAATGGTCAGAATGTAACAACTGACTATACTATTACTAATGGCAAAAACGCCATGAGTGCAGGGCCTATAGAAATTTCAAGTGGCGTCACTGTCACTGTCGGTTCTGGAGAAACTCTTACTATCGTCTGATTTATGAAAGCAATTATTGAAAAACAGTTAGTTCAATGGAAAGAAGAACTAGCAAAACACGTTGAAACTAGAAATCAAGCACAAAAAGTATTAGAAGAAGAAACAAAAACTATTTTAATGATTGAGGGCGGGATACAGGCGAAGGAGATGTTGTTGAGGAAGATCGAGCAAGAATCCCAGCCAACAGGTACAGTGGAGCTAACCCAAGAATCAAAGCCAAAGTCATCAAAGTAATTGGCACACTAGCTTTTAGGAGAATTTCTTTAATCATGTTTCAGAAGATAGCAAATTGTTTGAGTATCATCTCATTTTTAATGGTAGCTTCCATGACTGCTACAGGAGTAATAGGTTATAAGTATGTAACTTCTGAAAATTTTAAGTCTCAAGTTATGAATGAAATTCTTGCTAATGTACAAGGCATGATGCCTAAATTATTAGATCAAGGCTTGCCTAAAATGACAGGTCCATCAATGCCAATTATTAAATGAATTGCTGGCACTGTAAAACTGAACTTATTTGGGGTGCT